GAGGGACAGCCCGAAGGAAGCGAGCCCGACAGTGCCGCGGTCGCCAAGCGGCTGCGCCAGCAGGGCCACGTGAGCGTCGAGACACATCGCTGCGGCTGCGTCACGTACTGGGACTGGGGCCGCGACTGCTCAGTGCCCGCCGTTCGGTGCAGCGAGCATGACCACTACGCCGAAGGAGGCGACCATGCGGACCCGTCTTGAGCGCGCCATCGACCGCCGCATCGCTAAGGCCGAAGCGAAGGTCCGGAAGCTGGGTGACTCCGATGACTGACACCCCGCTCGACCTCGACGCGCTCCAGGCGGCAGCAGAGGCAGCGACACCGGGACCGTGGTGGGACCGTAGCGATGAGTACGGCCAGAGTGCACCGCACTACGGCGAGTACGGCTGGTCGGTCCCCGGCTGCCCTGCTGGCGAGACTGAGGACTCGCCGCAGGGTCGCGCTGACGCCGCCTACATCGCCGCCGCCGACCCGACCACGATCCTCGCCCTCATCCGGCGGGTCCGGGACGCGGAGGCGGAGCGCGACAAGTGCGCCGCCGCTGCGGTAGCCGCGTACGACGGCAACGCCCTTATCCAGCAGGCCAACGCGGCACGCGACGAGGCGGAGGCCACCCTCGCGAAGGTCCGCCACTACCTCGAGCACGACCTCCACCACCAGTCCGCCGGGCGCGTCTACGAGGACCTCACCGGTCTGCTCGGGGAGGCGTGATGGTCTACCAGCTACGCGCATCTTCGCCCACCGCCCGCAAGACCCACCCCTGCGACTGGTGCTACACCACCATCCAGCCCGGCGAGCGATACCACCGGTCGACCAACATCTACGACGACCGCCTCTACGACTGGGTCAGTTGCTTGGCGTGCCAGGCCCTGCTCCTCGCCGTCTGGGACTGGGCCTACGGCCCCGATGAGGGTGTCGACGAGAGCTCTTTCGCTGAATGGGCACAGGACCACCTCGACGACCCCGAGCACGGCGGGAAGGCACGCGCCTACCTCGAGCGCCGCCGCGGTGCTGATGCGTGGTTCCGTCCCGAGGAGGCGCGATGACCGACCAGCCGCTCTTCAACGACGACCCCGACGCCCCCCTGCACCGTCTCCTCGACGGACTCGCCGACATCTGCGCCGAGCCGGTCGGAGTCATCGAGTACGTCGGACCGGCGGGACAGGTGGACGTCTTCCCGGTGGTCACCACTGACGACATCGAGGAGCTGATGGCGGAGGTGGTCGGAGCATGAGGACCGACCCCACACCCGAGCCCGGCGACCTCGCCAGCCCCCCGTTCTCCAACTCCGATCACGGCTACTCGTGGCTCGGCAACGTCTGCGACGGATGCATCCACGACTCCACCTTCGGACTGCCCAACGAAAACACGATGGACGCCGACATCGACTGCCCACTCATCACCCTCTCGATGACTGGCACCACGCCACACGACTGGCTCACCGACGGCGAGCTCGGGACGACCTGCGCCGCCTACGAGACCGGAGACCGGGCACCGGTGGCCGATCCTGTCGTCGCCGTTGACCTCTTCGGCGTCTACGCAGCCGAGCCCACGCTCTCGCCCGCTGCTGCTGACGGGGGGACGGGGACATGCTGACCACGACCGACATCTTCTGTGGCGGCGGTGGCTCGTCGACCGGCATGACACAGATCCCCGGCGTCGAGGTCGTCATGGCCGCCAACCACTGGGACCTCGCCGTGCAGGTGCACAACGCCAACCACCCTCGCGCCGACCACGCAGCCGTCGACCTCCACGAAGAGGACCCGCGCTACTTCCCGAAGACGGACATCCTCTGGGCATCACCTGAGTGCACGAAGTGGTCGCAGGCGTCCGGCGGCAAGTACGCCTCCGTCTCATCAGCCCTCGACGGCAACCTGCTCGACCTGCTCAACCCCGACCTGATCGAAGAGGACCCCGAGACCGCGATCGTGCAGCGTTCCCGCCTGCTGATGTTCGACGTGCTGCGCTTCGTCGAGCACCACCGGTACGCCGCGGTGATCGTGGAGAACGTCGTCGACATCGCCACCAATCCGAAGTTCGCGCCCGAGTGGGCGCTGTGGCGCAAGGGCATCAAGAACCTCGGCTACGAGCACCGTGTGGTGTCGCTGAACTCGATGCACGCCCAGGCTCACGGCGACCCGGCACCGCAGTCCCGCGACCGGCTCTACATCGTGTGCTGGCGCAAGGGCAACCGGGCACCCGACATCGACAAGGTGATGCGACCGCTGGCATGGTGTCCCGCCTGCTCCGAGGTGATCGAGTCGCAGCAGGCGTGGAAGAACGGCCGCACCGTCGGCAAGTACCGCGCCCAGTACATCTACATCCACGCCACCTGCGGCACCGCCGTCGAGCCCGGCTGGCTGCCCGCCGCCGCCGCGATCGACTGGACGCTCAAGGGCAAGCGGATCGGCGACCGGAGGAAGCCGCTCGCGGACAAGACCCGCCGCCGGATCGCGGCCGGGATCGCGAAGTACTGGCGACCATTCACCGCCGAAGCCGCGGGCAACACCTTCGAGCGCCACCCCGGCGTCCGGACGTGGCCGGTCAACGAAGTGCTGCGGACCCTGCACACAACCGAGTCCAAGGCGCTCGTGGTGCCGCTCGAAGGACGCGCCGGCGACCGGGTGAAGTCGACCGACGACGTACTGCGCACGCAGACCTCACGGCACCTCGACGCGATCGCTCAGCCGCCGTTCTTGACGCAGTTCCGTGAGCGCAACCGCAACGTCGATCCCGCAGTCTCTCCGATGGCGACACTCACCAGTGGAGGCAACGAGTACGGCCTTGTCGAGGCACCGTTCATCGCCGAGCTGCGCGGCGGCGGAAGCGACGCCCGGCCGGTCGCGGAGCCAATGTCCACAGTCACGGCGTCGGGCAACCATCACGCGCTCGTGACACCGTGCGGGGGCACCTGGAACGACGACGCCCGGCCGACGGACGAGCCGCACCGGACGATGACGACCCGTGAGACCTCCGCGCTCGTCATGCCCTACTACGGCGCAAGCAAGGGAGCACAGTCCACCGACAAGCCGATCGGCACCCTGACCACCGTCGACCGGTACGCGCTGATCACCCGGCACTTCGGCACCAAGGGTGGCGCGGAGCATCGCATGACCACACCGGTCAGCGAGTACATGCGCACGCTGACGACCACCGCCCAGATGTCCATCATCACCCCCGGCGACATCGACGCCGCCGAAGCCATGGTCGACGACTGCCTCTTCCGCATGCTCGAACCCCACGAGGTCGCCGCCGGGATGGCATTCCCGGCGGACTACATCTGGGACGGCACTCGCCGCGAGCGGGTGAGGCTCGCTGGGAACGCCGTCACCCCGCCCGCTGCGCGTGACCTCATGGCCGCGGTCGCCGAGTCGCTGGGAGCCGCCTCGTGACCGCCCCCAGCGTGTACGACAACACCGCCCGCGTCCTCCCACCACCCGCAGGCGACCGGGCCACCGTCACCGCATGGGCCGCGCACCTCGCCTGTGACGCCGACCTGCGCACCAAGGCTCCGGTGTACGCCGAGCTCGTGGGGCGGCTGACGATCCGGGAGGCGCGTCATGCCTGAGATCTTTTACGAGGACGAGTGGGTGCGGCTGTACCACGGGGACTGCCTCGACGTGCTGCGTGAGCTCACCGACGCCAGCGTGGACAGCGTCGTCACCGATCCGCCGTACGGCATCAGCTTCATGGGCAAGCAGTGGGATCAGCCCGGAAAATTCGGATCACGTCGAAAGAGCTCGGACGTCAACCATGTCCGCGGCCACAAGGACGCCGCGCTCGAGGCCGGGAAGTATGACCTCACCCCACATGCCATGCGCAACTTCCAGCAGTGGTGCGAAGTCTGGGCCACCGAATGCCTGCGCATCCTCAAGCCCGGCGGCCACCTTGTCGCGTTCGGCGGCGCCCGCACTTGGCACCGCCTCGCCGCCGGCATCGAGGACGCGGGGTTCGAGATCCGCGACTCCATCGCATGGCTGTTCGGGTCCGGGTTCCCGAAGTCCCTGGACGTGAGCAAGGCCATCGACAAGGGCAACGGCGATAACCGAGCCCGTCAGTTGGAGTTCACCGCATGGATGCGCTCGACCGGGATCACCGCTGCACAGATCAACGATGCCACCGGCTCATTCATGGGCTCGCACTACCTGACTGATAGAAGGCAAGCAGTGATTGCCACGGCCGAGATGTTCGATCTTATCCGCCCGAGGTTGCCCGAGGTCCCAGAGAGCATCGAGCGGCTGGTTGCCGAGCGAACGGGCATCGAGTGGACGGACTACATCAAACGTCCGGTGCTGCGACAGGTGAAGCGCACCGGGAAAGAGTCGGGCACCTACGGGGCGTTCGCGGGCGACAATATCGAGACCGCTGCGGCGACTGACCAGTCCGAACGCTGGGAAGGCTGGGGCACCGCGCTCAAGCCCGCATTCGAACCGATCGTCGTCGCTCGTAAGCCGCTGGCCGGCACGGTCGCGGCCAACGTCCTCGAGCACGGGACTGGCGCGCTCAATATCGACGCATGCCGGATCGGTGATGGCGTGCGCGAAAACCCGGCAGCAGCAAACAAGCCGGGTGGCGCCTCGTACACCATGAGCGTCGTCGGGATGCCGTCAGCGGCGAGCCGTCCCGCCATCGGACGCTGGCCAGCCAACGTCATCCTCGACGAGGATCAGGCCACCGTCCTCGATCAGCAGTCAGGCCAGCTCGCCAGCGGCACCATGCGCGCAGGAACCGAACGCCTGCCACGAGCCGGAGGCACCATCTACGGGGCCGACTCGCGCAATTTCGTCCCCGCCGATACCTACGGTGACACTGGCGGCGCGTCCCGGTTCTTCTACATCGCCAAGGCCGACAGCAACGAGCGCGTCAAGGTCGGCGGCGTCGCCCACCCCACCGTCAAGCCCCTCGACCTCATGCGGTGGCTCGTCCGGCTCGTCACCCCGCCCGGCGGTACCGTCCTCGAGCCCTTCGGTGGCTCCGGTACCACGGTCGAGGCGTGCATCCTCGAAGGCTTCAACGTCATCGCCATCGAGCGCGAAGCCGACTACCTGCCGCTGATCGTGCAGCGCATCAACCGGCGACGTGACCCCGTCGCGGCCGTCAAAGCAGCCGGAGACGACGGCGGCCTGTTCGACCTCCTGGACACTCTCCCGTTGGACGGGAGCGCCTGATGCCCGAGACCGTCACCTGCCCCACCTGCCGCACCACCGTCCCCACCGAGGACGGCGCACTGCGCAGGCACGTCCGCGACGGAGAGCCCTGCCCGGGCGGGGAGACGGTCCAG